ATCCTCTCACCGACATCGGCACGCCACGACAGATCAGCGTCATCCCACTCCACGCTCGCGGAGTCGTGTTCCTCGTCGAACCCCAACTGAAGGTATTCGAGGAGCCCACGGGCCTGAACGTCCTCCACCAGAGTTCCGGCGATTTCCCCAATCGTTGTTGCTTCCATGCCGATGCGGAGCTGGGCGCCGGTGTGCCAGTTCACATAGAACGGGGCCCAAGTGTCCGGGTCGGGATCGGTGACAGCAACCCGGAAAATCACCTGATCGACATTCTCGGGAATGCGGACGTTGCGGATGCTGATTTGCTGAAAGAACCCGGCTTGCAGCAGGTTGTCGCGGGGTGACGGCTGGGCGATCAGGTTGCCGGCCAGGTCACGGATCACCAGCGTGTAGAGGCCGGTGACCGTGGGCCGCACCCGGATCGACGCCTGGTAGGTCATCCCCGGTTCCACCGTCACTATCAGTTGGGAACCGGCGTAGATGCCCTGAGAGTTGACGCGCAGCACCCATTCAGATTCGGCGTCCTGCAGCGACGGGTCGGTGATGACCTCAATGTCAGGGGTGCCGTACTTCCCGTACTGCTCCTCATCGCCCGCACCCGCGTCGACCGGCTTCGACCGGGTGAGCGGCGACGGGTCGACACGGCCGACGACCTGCCGCTGCGTGACCACGTCCCCAGCGGAGAAGTCCACCCGGAAACTGCGGATCTTGGGCGGGTCGACGAACACGACCTCGAACGGAGATCCGAAGTGGCCGTGGCCGGTGACGATCACGTCGTTGACGGAGGGCAGGCCGGCGATGCCCGTGGGTGTGCCGACCTTGTCGCCCTCGAGCGTCGGGGCGGCCACGTTCCAGGGGAACGCTTCGGTCTGCTCCTCGCCGTTGCCGGTGTCGACGAGGACGAAGAAGGCGGGCTCGGGGTCGGCGTTGGAGTCGAACCCCTCCGCGTGCTTGTCGAAGTCAAGCGACCCGTCGAAGCCGGAGTCGGGGACGGCCCCCACGGCGAGGTCGCCGTCCAGCTTGGTCGGGTTCAGGATGACGATGGTGAACGACTCGTCCTCATGTTTGAGGACGTACACCTCGTTGATTCCGTCCAACCCCTCGATGGCTGCCTTTATTGCGCTGGCCGAAGGGTTATGTGAGACGGGGTCCGAGGTGTCGCCGTCATAGGTGAAGCGGATCTGACCCTCTGTGGCGTCGTTGATCTTCAGCCCGTACCGTTCCCGCTCCAGGTAGAACATCCACGTCTCCTGGATGTTCCCTAACGCGGCGAGAGACAGGTCTTGGATGGCGTTGTCTCCACCCCAGATCCAATCCACCAGATCCGGGTGGGGAGCGACGATGGCGTCGTCCAGGCCGGCCCTGATCGTGGGACCGGAGATCGTCACTATCCGCTGCCCATCAGCCAATTCGTAGTTGGCCTCTTCAGCGAAGAACTCGACATCCGGCACCTGCAGCACCCGGCCGTTCTCCACCCGATGGAAAGCGATGACCGAACTTGCCGACTGAGACAGGTTGGTGGGGTCGGAGCGGAGGATCAGGTGGAGCTTGTCGTAGTCGGCGGGCACCTTGATGGTGCCGGTGCCGTTGGCGTCGTTACGGTCGGTGACGGACGCGTCGATGACTGGAGGTTCGCATAGGACGCGGAAGCCGTTCTGGTCGGTTGGTAGCGACCAGACGCGCACTACCCATTTCATCGGCTAGTGCCTCGCATTGTAATACTCGACGCCGACAGCAACGGTAGAGGAGAGTGAAATGGCTGTTTTCGCGGGCCATTCCATCCAGTTCTCCATCATGTTAAGGGACGTGTCAAGCGCCGACATCTTCAGCTGATTTGACACATACACCTCCCGTTTGCCAACGTCGACAGTGGCGGCTTCTTTCACACCCAGCTCCCAGGAACCCCAGGTGACTTTCCCGGCGCCGGAGAAGGTGAACACCATGTCCGCTATGGGTGCGGTGCCGCCGGTCGTGAACGAATGGGAGGTGGCGGCAGGCCGGGTGATCTTCGGCAGTTCATGTAGGAACGGGTAGGGGAAGACGAGTTCGACGATCATCCGCCACGCCCCACCGAAGTTCTCTACCTCGACTTGACGTCGAACCTCGCAGTATCCCTGCAATTCGACGGTGCCGCCCCCCTCGGTGGGCATGAGTTGCCGGAAATCGATCAGCCCTCGTTTACCGAAGATTGCCCATAGGTCGTCGGTGTTATGTTGAAGATGCCCGATAGGGCCTGCCGGGTGGTTCTGTTCATGAGAGTCATCGGTGTCGAAAACAGAAATCGCCAGCGTCAGCGTCTTCTCCCCGAAGTACAGGGGGGTGTTGGCGACGGTGCCGTGCCGATATGCGGCGGAAGGGCGACGTCCTCTGCGTGGTGCCAGCACACGGGTACCCCGCACCTCTTCGATCATGCAGGCGTAGTCGCCCAGCACCTTGTTGTCGACCTTGATGTAGTACGGGTCGAAAGTGCCAGCCATCGCTCAACTCCTCCACAGGAACGACGACGTGGCGTAGGCGAGAGTCGCCGACATGAGCGAATCGGACCCTGGCTCCGGCTCCGGGTTGTTGATCTGAACCGCCCCTTCCTCGATGATGATGTCCCCACGGCCCGCAGGCAGCGGCATCTTATCGAGCGGCAGCGGCTGGTCGAACCCGACCTGAACATTGGGGAGGCTGATCGGGTCGAACATGCCGGCGAGTTGCGGGGCGACACGTTGCAGCCAGGCTTGCGTACTGGCCCATTCAGCCTGCATCCCTTCCCGCAAACCGCCGATAATCAGCTGACCGGCCGGCTTCAACAGCACCCGGTCCTTCGACGCCGGACCCTTGTTGTCACGGATCCAGTCGCCAAGCCCACCAATCCAGCCGGTGACGTTGTTCCAAATGTTCTTCATGCCGTCCCACAGACCCTGAATGATGTCCTCGCCGATGCCAAACAGCAGCGACCCGGCGTCCGAGAAGAACCCGAGGATCCGATCCGGCAGCTCCTCCACCCAGGCAGCCGCCTCGTCGATCTTCTCCGAAATGGTCTCCGACACATCCGAGAAGATCTCCCGCACCGTGTCCACCACCTCCCGGGCGTTGTCGAAGAACTGGCGGATATCAGCCAGACGATCCTCGATCCAGGTGACGACCGGGCCGAACAACTCCTCGACGATGCCGGCGATAAAATTCCACACCGCCTCCCACACCGGCATCACCAGCTCTACGAACCCGGAAATGAGGTTCCACAGGAACCCAATCCAGGTGCCGACCACCTTCCCGATCCACCCGAACACAGTGGACACGATCTCAAACATGAGACTGGCGGCGGAACCAATGAACCCGAAAACGGAGCCGATGGTCGGCGCAACGTGGGTGGAGAACCAGGCGACAACCGGCCCGACCACCGCCTGAATGTTCGTCCAGGCGGTGCCGATAGCAGTCCCGGCGGACTGGGCGGCGCCGGTGAGCCACTGCCACGCCCCAGCCAAAGCCGGAGCGGCGGTCCCGGTGAACCAGTCAGACACCTGCTGGATGACCGGCTGAATGTGGTTCTCCCACGCATCCGTCACCGCCTGCCGGAACCCGTCGTTGGTTTCCCACAGGTGCCACAGCGCCGCACCCACCCCGGCCAGGGCGATAGCGATGAGCCCGACCGGGCCACCGACCGCCGCCGACAAGCCAGAGAGAAGCGAACCGGTGCCGGAAGCGGCGGATCCGATCGCTCCGATGATGCCGGTGACGGCACGGAACCCGAGGAAAGCGGTGATCAGCCCACCGATGCCGGCGGCGGCGGTACGGGCTTCCTCGTCGTTCTCCCGCAAAGCGCCGGTAGCATCAGTCAGCAACTCACCGAACCCTTCAATGCCGGTCGGCAAATCGTCCAACCAGTGGAGCGGGTTATGGATCTCAATATCAGCCATCCGCTGGAACTCATCGACCAGCGGCGAGAACGTCACCCGCAGATCCTCAACGGCTGTTTTGAGGGGGCCGGCGAACAGATCCTTGACGGCTTCCCAGGCGTTTCGGAGTTGCTGGCCGAAAATGACCCACCGGCTCACGGGCCCATCCGCTCCCCGCCGGAACCCTTCGACGACTTGCCGGATAGCGTCAAAGACTCCGCTGAGGGCGGCCCGTACCTGCGGGAACGTCAACGCCAAAGCGACCAGGGCAGCGATAAACGGGTTGATTGCTGGCAGGGCAAGCCCGAACATGCCGGCCAAGTTCCGAAGGGGAACAAGCATCGACGCCCCGATGAACGCGCCGATTGGGGTGAGAGCTTTCCCGAAGCGGCTGAAAGCGTCGACGGCACCGAGCAGCAATTCGGGGATGCGCCGGATCATGTCCTGAAACCGACGGAACCCCTCCGACTCTGCAAGACGATCCATAGCGGGACCGAACCGGGCGCCCAGGTCATCGAACACAGTGATGAGACCGTTGAACAGGTCCCGTGCCTCGGTGAAAAACGGGCCGAGAATGACAGCGCCGAAACGGGACAAGGCAGCGCCGAGGTTGCGAAAGGCGCCACGGGTCGTCTTCCCCGACTCGAGAGCGGCGCCGGCAATGTTGTCTCGGACGACTTTGAGGAAGGTTTCGGACTGTACCTCTCCGTCGGAGACCATCTCCCGCATCGCCTGCATCGACACGCCCATCTCGTCAGCGAGCCACTTGAACACCGGGATACCGCGAGCCTCCAACTGCCGCAGATCCTGAGTCATGACCCGGCCACTGCCGATGATCTGAGCGAAGATCAGGCCGATGTTCGTCAAATCGTCGCCGGCGATCGTCGCGGTGTCGGCAACCCGCTGCAGCACATCCAGCAACTCTTCGCCAGGTTCGACACCGGCCGCGACCACCTGAGCGGCAACAGTCGCCGCGTCCTGCAGGCCAAAGGCGGTGCCGAGCACCGACTCCAACGCAGCGTCCATGATCGTCTGAATGGTTTCGGCGTCATGACCCAGACCCCGCAACTTGGCCTGGGCTTCTTCGATGCCTACCAGCCGGCCGAGCCCTTTCCCGATTGCGGTGCTGAGAATGCCGCCGACAGCAACACCGGCCGTTTGCGCCGCTCCATACAGGACATTCCCGAGGGTGGAGGCAACACCCGACAGGGCCCGACCAAGCGAAGACGTGATACCTGAACCCATTTGCTGTCCGGCAGTCGCACCAATACGGGGCATCATCCCGGACAGCTGGGAGTTCATCGCCTGCTCCATGCCGCGGAGCGACGGGATGACCGACAGTGTCGCAAAACCGATGTTTGCCACTACACGCTCCTCTCCCGTCGGCTAACGTCCAACAACATGGGTACGAAAGTGGTCACCGTCCGCCGAAACATCTTCAGGTGGAGCGACCAAAGAAAGCTCCAGAAGACGATCCGCAGAATGGAACGCCGCGGCTACACCTACGTGGACACGGCGAAAACGATCGGCGGCTACCAGCTCATGTTCCAGAAGCAGGATCCACCCCGGACTCGATGAGTTTCCGCCGCAGCCGGGCCCGCCGCCTAGCGTCCTGCAGCTTCCTGCGACGCTCAGCGGCACGCTCCGGCGGCAGCCGCTTCGGCGCCTTCTGGAACCGGCCCGGCCACGGCTTCGGGTTCCGGTTCTTCTCCGACGCCAACAACACCCGACGCACCTCGTCCAACAGGTGCGCTTCGATCGTCCAAACCGGAGGCAGGTTCGTCAACAAGACGTATACCCGCCGGTAGGTGAGGCCGGAGCCGGGACGGTAAAGGTCGCGGAGGTCGATCCCGTACACGCGCTGCAGGGCCGCCTCCACCGGGCCGGGATCCTCACGGAGCGCCCGGAGGAGGCTAACTATTCCCCCAGCTCAGCGAACCCCAACGCCCGGCCAATCGCCTCCGCCAGATCAGAGAAATCACCCACCGTCTTCAACGCACCCTTCCGCTTCAACTGGCGGTAAGTGGCGTCAGTGATGAGCGCTTTCACGAACCCGGTTGCCTTCCCCTCTTCCAAAGCCTCCAGCGCTTCCACTGGCGCTTCCTCGAGAGTGGAGGCGAGGGTGATGGAGTGTCCCCGCCACTCGACAGTAGCGGGGACACCCGCAGCTTCATTACGAAGCGTGTCCGTCATGACTCTTCAGATTCCTGAACGTTGAACAGGACACCCGCGTCGGTCGGGTAGATCGTCGCTAGCAGGGTGTAGCGGGTCAGGTCACCTTCCGAGTCGGTGATGTCACCATCAACGGTCACCTCAGCCTGATACGCCGAAATGAGCCGCTTGATCTTGCCGCCTTCACGGGTCTCGAAAGCGATCTTGATTCGCTTCGGGCGGGGCACCACCAGCTGCCCGACCGGTGAATCCGGCCAGATCAGATCGCGGGTCACCTCGTTGTCTTCCAACGCGGTGAACGTGACCGTCTGCTTGAAGTTGCGCCGGGAGGTACGAACCAGGATGCCACCCCACGCATAGTGGTCGGTGACCTCTTCCTCCCTGGACTGCACGAACCCCTGCTCACCATCAAGCAGGCCGACAAGATCCCAGTCGATGCCGAAAGGCGTTTCGGCATCAATGGGATCCTGCGCGTCGAGGTCGCCGACGTACACGTCGGCATCTGTCCAAATGGACGCGTTAGCCGGGTTTCCAGCCATGTTTTCTCCTTTAACTCAGGGTGCGAGCGCTCGACCCCTCATCGCCACCCGGACAGTGCCGGACGCGATGAAGGCGCGAGAATCGGGATCACGGCTCGGGATAGCGCCGGTGAGGATGCGGATGGACGGCACCAGGGAGCCGTCATGTGCCTCCAACACAGCCAGCGCCTTTGACGCCCAACCTTTAGCTACGGTCGGCGAGTCAGCCCATGCTGTGACTGCGATAGTGGCCCACGCCGCCGGACGTGCCACTGTCGGGGTGGCGGAGTGGGTTACCCGGATGAACGGTCCATCCTCTGGTTTCCAGTTCTCCGGCAACGTGTTTCCCACCTGGACGGTGATGAGGGGGGAGTCGACAAGAATGTCGATGCAGGCCCGTTCCGGGTCGTCGTAGATCATCGGCTGTTCACCTCGAGCCCTACGGAACCGGCCGCGGCGTCGAAGATGCGGTCCCGGACGTGGTAGATCATCCCCCTGACGTCCCGAATGGTGACCGACGCGGCGGCACGGTCCGTGGTATATCGGTCCACCACCACCTCAACGTTCTTCCTTGACCGGACCTGAGCGGCGACCCGCTGAGCGACATCATCGACAGCTTTAGCGAACTCCGGCGACTTGAGGATCTGTGCGATACCGGCAGAGTCGCGGGTAAAAGAACGCGCCATAGGGTCTCCCTTCAGCCTTCAACCCGACGCAGAGCAACCTCAAGGCCGGCTTCCCAGCCAGTGAACGGGTTACGCCACGCCCCTGGTTCCCCCTCCACCTCGAATACGCCGTTCCAGGGTGCGGGCAATTCGATACGGTCGGTGCGGCGAATGTCCGTCCCGAACGGCGCATATAGGGTCACCCCTTCGATAACCCCCATCCGGCCGTAATCAATGATCTCTTTGCTGTGAGATCCGGGTTGCGCCGACCGGGGCGACACGGCACATCCCTGAACGTTGAACTTCTGGACAGTGCCGGGGATAGGGTCGCCGTACTGGTCGACACCCCCCGGGGTGTCACGGTGGACGGTGACTGTGATGCCGTGACGGAATCTCATTCGTCGCCCTCCAGCACGTCAACTACATCACAGGCGTCCATGTCGGAAAGCACTTCGGTTAGCATCCCCCGCACTTCCCAGTTCTTCAGGTTCCGGTCCCGAATGATCCGCAAGAACCGGTCACCATCAGCGTCGATCTGCTCACAAACGATGACCGCCCTCGATACGTACGAGGGCCCTTCGTCGAGCTGGTCCTCGATTTCGGAGACAAGGTCACCGACAGCTTCGAGAACGGGGTCGTTCACGAATCCTCGCAGTCGTACAATCCGTCACACGGGTCGGCCATCTCCACCGGTCCCCTAGTTGTGGATATCACCCCCAGACCGGTCATCCCTATCGCCTTCCGCAACAGTTGGCAATCCCGGTCGGTGATTCCCAGCGCTGGCTGAGTGGCGAATGACCGCATGAACGGACCGGTTTGTTCCTGAGTGATGCCGTCCGGGTTGGTGTTGAGTGCCTGCCAGAACCGGTACGCCCAGTCCACCATGATCGCCTTCACCGCCGGCGGCACCTCGTCATGCTGACCGATACACCCCTCGGCCAACGATTGGATGTGGGCGATCTGTTCTTCGGTCAGTTCAGCGTTCGGGTAGACGTCCGTGACTTCGTCGCTTGTGATCCACGGCACAGTCACACCCCTTTCTCGTAAGGCGACGGGTCAGAGAACAGGACACGGAGACGCTTGCCGACCCGGCCGTTCTGCCAGGTGTTGTTTGCGGTTGACACGAACACTTGCCCCTCGTCCCACGTCTGAGTCGATGTGGACACCTTCACGTCCTTCCCCCGCTCTCCCCCAATCCGATACAGGTTCCCGTACAGGGTTCGGTACTGCACAGCAACCAGCTTCTCCCCCTCGGCTCGCCGCAGCGCATCAGCCATCAGCTTCCGGTTGATCGGGAACGGCCTGTGCCCTTCGTAGGACAAGATCGGCTCCGGCACCCCCCACCGCCGAAGCAGGTCAATGGTTTGTTTCATCCCCGTCTGATAGGTGCCGGCCCTCCGCTTATTCGCTTCTGTCGCCGGCCCTAGATGGGTCGGGGCCACAGCGGCGACAGGGCGGAGAACGAAGAAGTCGTCGTTCATCAGCACCACGTTCGGGGTGGGGCCGTCGGCTTCGCAGGCGGCCAGCAGGTTCGCCACCACATTCTGGTACTTGTTCGACTTGGGGTTGCCGGGGATGAACTCGACGCCGGTAACCCATTTCGGCTTATCGCCGACAACCCATATTTTGCGGTGTGGCAGGTTCCGGGCGACGGAGCGGAGGGAGTAGCGGAGCTCCTCGTTGGGGTCGCCGGGGCCGACAAGATAAACGACATCAAGGCTCATGCTGCCCTCAACCGCTGCTCGGCCCGGACCCACATCTCCCCCAACCGCTGGTCCCACTCGTCGACGTACCGGGTCTTGCCTCCGGGCCGTGGGGTGATCTCACCGAAGATGCCACCTTCGTACATGTCGACCCGGGCGAACGGTGCCGGCAACGCAGCCGACACTTTCGCAGCGTTCTCCAGGATCACGTCGCCGTTCTCCGGCGGCGGAAGCGTCGAGTCATACGGCCGCTTCTGAGAAATGTCCCCGATGTGTTCCCAGTCGGGGGACCAGTACTTGATGACGTATCTGCCGCGGCGGATCCGCCTGTACTGCATCACGAACCCGACTTCACCGTGAAACGCATAAACCTTGTACTCAAGAGCCGGCCTGTACTCCTCGATCAACCACGGATGCGACGGCTGATCCCAAAGCGGCGCCATGTTCGGACGCTTCGCCTCATACGCCCGCTTCATCCAATACCCCCACCGGCCACGCTTCCCGTTCCAAGCATCCACATAGGTGCCGTCATCTTGCGGAATGAGAGGGAACACGCCGATGGAAGATGAACCGTTGTTTGGTTTGAGCACGAACGGCTCGTCAGGCGGCACCAGATCCGCCATCTTCCCCACCTGAAACAGACGATGTGTCGGAACCCCAAGCGACTCAGCGAGGGCCCGGCCAGCCAGTTTCGAGTTGTACTTGAGGACCTCGTTCCATCCGTCGTGCGGGTAGCGGCCTTCCTCAAGAAGCGAGAAGAACGACGGGATCACAACAACCTGCGGAGTCGAGCAGCCTGCACCTGCACCTCCCGCCACACCCCCCCAGGAATGTCAGCCCGAACGACAGAGGCGACCTCGCCGTGTTTGTGGTAGTGATCCCAGGCTTTCTGCCACAACGCCAGCCGGTCGGCGTGAACACGGCGCCGGTACGACGACCGCATACCTGTCCTCCGGGAAGTGGTCAGCGAGTTCGCTCGGAAGAACTTGGCGCCCAGCACCTCGTCTGTGACTGACACCGGCCCAGTCAACCGGATCAGGTTCAGCAGGAGATTGTCGTAAGCCACTCGATAACCGGGATGGAAACCGCCGGCTCGGCGGATCCGCTCACCGGAAATCAGCCCCGGGCCATAGCCGCCGAGGTATTTCACCTTGTATCGGGCGGGTTTTTCCCACAGTCCCTTATCGGAGACGTAGGAGGTGCCGTTGATGCGGTGGATCTTCCACGGCCCAAACGCCACCCCAGTATCTTGGGCGACGTCGAGCATTCGTTCGAACCGTTTCGGATACGACACGTCGTCGGGGTCGGCGAGCGCCCACCACTCCGGCTGGCACGCTTCGAATATGACCGCGTCAGCGAAGTAACGGCCGCGGTTCTCTTTCAGGTCGAACCTGACGATGCGGGGGTCGTTCAGGTCGTCTATGTATTGCCAAGGCGGCTCAGGATCGGCGTCGTTGACGATGATGAGCCGCCAGTCCTGATAGGTTTGGTTGAGGATTGATTCCACTGCCCGCCGGAGGAGCGGCCCCACCTTGTAGTACGGCATCGTGACGATCACAGACATGCGGCGATTCATTCTCCTGCGTGTCCGTCCCATAGCGGCGGCATCGCTCTCCGGGTAGGCCAATCCCTGGCGACTGCAGCTGGAAAGTCTTCGGGTTCAACAAGCCGGTTTGAACCGAGGGTTACAGTGACTGGCCGTTCAGTGTTCGGGCGGAGCTCCATCCTTGTGAGGGGAGGGGCCGGAGGTAGCGGCCGGCACCCTCCCCAGCTAGGTGGTCAGGTTCGGATCAGGAACCCAGCTCGAGTTCGACAGCACGGACCAGCAGGTTCTGCACGCCGGACTCGTCGGGGTCCTCGGCGGGTTCGAACTTGCCGGTCACCGGGTCGATGGTCCCGGCGTCGGTGACAGCAGTCATACCGACCCAGGCGTCGTGGAACACGACGTTGGTGGGGCCGTCAAGGTCGCCGGCGTCGAGCGCCTGCATCACACGGACGGCATAGCCGTCAGCGGACTCGGAAGCGCCCCAGGCGACACCGTCAGGGACGATCGGAGCCATCGAAGCGACGGCGAACGCCGACCGGTGGTAAGCGACCGCGAAGTCAGGCGACAGAGCCTGCGACTCGATGACCGTGAACCCGGCAATCATGCCGATCTCGGCCCGACGCAGAGCAGCATCAGTGCCGGACTGGTCAACCCGACGCAGCTGCGGCGACTCGAGGATCGCAGCAGCCACAGACGAACCCACAGCCAGGAACCGTTCCGTGGTGGGCACCTGATGGTCGCTCAGCGTCTTACGGGCCGCCACGATACCGGCGAACGGGTCATCCGGGTCAATCGTGATAGTCGAAGCCGCGTACGAAGCGTTCTCCATCAGCGAAGCGATGTCCGTTTCGTACTCACGGGCGATGCCCTGCACGGACGGGGCGATCACCTCGGTGGCGAGCCGCTCAATGTCGAGGGTGATTTCCTCGTCGGTGAGGGGAACATCCAGCGTGTACCCGTGGGTCAGCTGAACGGTCACGGCCCGCTCATGCAGCTTCTTGCGGGTCCGAGGAGTCGCACCGCGCAGCGTCCGCTTGCCAGGCTTCGCGTAGGCGGGGAGCCGCAGAGTGATCGTGTCGTTCTTGGCGCCCCGGAAGTTACCGAGGCCCTCACGGAACACCGTGTTACCCAAGACCGACGCACGGACGAGGAGGCTCAGAGCCCCATCGACAATGCGGTCGGCCTTAATGGCGCTGTAGCCATCAGAAGTAGCCATGAGTGGTTTCTCCTTGTTCTCGTTGACTGCCTCCGACGGCTACACGCCGTCAGAGTTTGATAGAATCGAAGATCTTCTTGACGTCGACCTCCACGTCCGTCGTGGGGTCGGAACCGCCCTTCAGATCGGGGGTCGGCTGACGCGGCACCTTCGCGCCGTCACCAGCCTTCGGACCGAACAGTTCATCAGCGTCCGCCTGCAACTCCTCCAACGTCGCACCCCGCAGACGGGCAGCCTGCTTCTCAGTCAGGCCACGTTCGGCAGCGACGACGGCACGGAGCTTGTCGATTTGCGCTTCTTCGAGCGCTTTCTCTTTGTCGGCGAGCGCCTTCTGCAGCTCAGCGATCTTCTCGGCGAGCTTCTCTGTTTCGGTCTTCGATGCGTCCTCGAACTCCTTCACCCTGGCTTTCGCCTTGGCGAGTTCGTCCTTGGTCGCCTGGTATGCCTTGACCAGCGGGTGGTCGTCCGGCAGCCGAGCCGGCGCCGTTTCGGCTTCCGGTTCGGGGTCCGAAGGCTGCTCCGTTTCGGCAGCAGCTTCGATAGTGGGCTCTTCAGCCATTGGGTTTTCTCCTTGTTCCCGTTTCGGGTAGTTGGTTGGGTGCCGCTTAGGCACCCGGGCCGGGGGGTCCGCGTCAGACGGGGCGAAGCGCAAGAGGGAGTGATTCCCCCGTACCGGACCCCCCGGACAGCTAGCGGCGGGACTCCTCGAGGAGCCGCCGGAAATTGTTCAGGGCATCGTTCTTCGTCCCCTTCGACGCCCACTCAGGATCAGCTGTCGCTTTCGCCTGGGCACGGTTCCAAAGGTCACGGAACTCGCGGCCCCGGCCAGGCCACTCGGTATCCGACGTAAACACCGGCTCCGCTTGGCATCCACAGGAAGCGTGAGCCTGAAAATCGTTCACCCGAGTCGAGAACACGGTTCCAGCGATCGCCGTTTCACGTCCCTTGTACACTGGACCCCTCGACGCCAACATCGCACAAAACGCACACGGATCGCCATCAGTGACCCGGATCCAGCCGAGCGCCCGACGGTCCCGCTGAACAGCGTCGATAATCTGACGGCGGCCACCATCCAAAGCGATCCGCATCCCCTCACGGGCCACCGCCTCACGGGCCCGACGCGCAGCCTCAGCAACATCCAACCCCCGGCGGATTCCCTCCCGCAGCTTCGCCGGCCCCACAGCAATCATTGACACCCGCGCAGCCCTCTCCTGGAACCGGATCTGTTCCCACGCCAACAACTGCTGCTCGGCGTGTTCCTGCAACGCAAACTGGGTGTAATAGGTGCGAGCTATCTCAGCGGAGATACGGTGCTGCCGACCAAGAACAAGCATCACCGCCTCGAGCCACGCCTCAACAGTCGGAATGCGACCTTCGGCGTTGAGCAGCACCCACAGGTTGTCGAGCTGACGGACCGTATCTAGGCCGATCCTGAACTGGGCCTCCCGATGCAATTCGGTGAGGCGGCGGCCACCCTCGGTGCTCGCCATCAGCCTTCAAACCGGTCAGACTGAGTCTCCGGGAGACGCAGCGACACCGGCACAGCGCCAGTGAACCGAATACCCTCCAAGCCGACCCGACGGGCCGCATCCTCGGGTTCCACACCCGCACGGATCGCCACACCCAAAGCATCAAACTTGGCCTTCATCGCTTCAGCGTCAGCGGCAACATCCGAAGCCGAATCGCCACCGGCGAGACGGTTGAGAAGTTGAGCGATCTCGTCGGGACTCTCCGCAGC